CCCGGTGCCGAGGTTCTGCCTCGCGATCGCTGGAAGTTTCACCCGGAGGGCGACGTTCGTGAGGACGTCCCCTTGGTTCACCGGAATGCGAAACTTGACTTTTTTACCAAAGTCCCCGGGCTCGTCCGGGTCCAAGGTGACCGTCTCCTTGGCGTACGCCCCGTGTTTCCTGAAGACTTTTCGCCAATACGTGTACTCTGGGTCATCTGTGAAGTACCGGTCGCTGATTCCAACGGTCTCTAATTGAACCCGACCCGCCATTCTGATATATACATGGCATTAAAATCGTAAACCACATAACCCGGCGTTGATTGTCATCTGGTTGTAACTTAAAGCGTACACCCGGACGTTGTTGTCCCCGACGAACACCGGCTCGATCTCGACCGTGAGGAGTTTGTGGGCGACTCGGGACATGTTCACCTGACCGGTGGGGTACGGTTTGTCCGGTTCCGCGCTGAAGGAGTACATCCCGAACTCCGAATAGAGATCCACCTCCACGTGGGTCCCGGACGGGTTCAGCGATGGGTGTGGCTCGTACACGGGCACGTCCAGACGGGTCGCCGGGCAGTTCACGTGGTGCCTGAGCGCCTGCGCGTACGTGAGCTGCAACCGGTCCATGTCGAAGACGACCTCGTTGTTGAACCGGAGGGCGACCCGCTTGATTTTGTTGTAATCGTTCACCAGGTTGTAATCCTCCGCAGTCACCCCCTGACTCACGAAGAAGAGTTCCTTCACCGGTCCGGTGAAATTGATCATGACGCTGCGCTCCGTCTCCCCCTCGGGAATTTTAAATTTCGCCACCTGCAGTTGGGTGATCGAGTACTGGAGTGGGGTGGACATGAGGTAGGCGCGCTCTTCCGGGGTCACGAACACGAACTCGCTGTCCAGTGAGAGGTTTTTCACACTCGCCGTCACACCCTGCGCGACGTCGGTGGCGGACAACCCGTACCACACCATCTGGTCGAACGGACGAAGCTTGACTCGAACCTCCACCACCTGCTTCGTCAGGGCACACGTGGGAATGCTCAGGGAAGGGTTCTTGTGGAAATAAAAGGGAAGGTCCAAAAAGTACGTGTAATCATCCCTGTACACGAGAAAGTTTCCGTGACCGTTGAGGAAATACAGGGTTTGGTCCACCTCATCGTTCGTGTGTTGGAGTTGGTTGTACAAGTATATGTACTCCCCGGTGATCCTCTCTATGACCTGAGCCCCGATCACGAGCTCGGCGTACTCGATCAGGTGACTGCACACGGAGGGCGGGTAGTACTTGTCGTTTTTGTAATTCGGGGCTGCCCCGCCGATGTCCGGGGTGGGATCCGAAAGTTTTATCTTCAGTGTCATCGTTCGAAGGAGGTCACCCTTGTCCTTGGGCACTCGGCACACCACCTCTTGCCCGAAATCGATCGTCCCATCGAAAGGGGTCTCGATCTGCTCGATGCTGAACTTGGTGTGTCTCCGGAATCTCGTCAGGAAGTGGCTGTATTTCGGTTGCCCTGTGAGCCACTGGTCCATCAAACCGGTGGCGGCTAAGTTCAATCGTCCCGCCATACTAATATTAGGTGAGTAAAATTTTAACAAATAAAACAGGACGTTAATCGTAGAATGCAACTTCAGTTGAGGAAATTCAAACCGGAGACGATGGGTGACGATCGCGTGTGTGTTTTTCTGGGGAAGCGCAACACTGGTAAGTCGACGCTTATCAAGGACATCATGTACTACAAGCGTCACATACCAGCGGGTATATGCATGTCGGGCACGGAGGACGGGAACCACTACTACCAGTCCTGGATCCCGGACCTGTTCATTTACCCAGAGTACGATCGGGAGGCGGTCGAACGTGTCATGGACAGACAGAAGAAGTTGGTCGCCCAAGGCGCGAAGAACTGCGGGGCGTTCCTTCTGTTTGATGACGTGATGTACGACGCCAAGTTTCTCAAAGAACCCATCCTGAGACAGATCGCCATGAACGGGAGGCACTGGAAACTGTTCGTCATGATGGCGTTTCAGTACTGCATGGACATGCCCCCGGCGATTCGCTCGAACATCGACTACGTCTTCCTCCTTCGAGAGAACATAGTTGGTAACCGCGAAAAGATTTACAAAAATTTCTTCGGTATCTTCCCCACGTTCCAGGCGTTCAACCAGGTGATGGACGCGTGCACGAACGATTTCGAGTGCCTCGTTCTGGACAACACCTCCCGATCGAACAAGATCGAAGACGCGGTGTTTTGGTACAAGGCTGACCTGAAGAAGCCAAAGTTCAGGGTGGGTGCCCCGCAATTTTGGAACGTGCACAACAAGTTGTACAACCCGAAGCACTACCTGAAATCCAAAGATGATGAGAAGCCCAGAGACAAGAAGACGCAAATCACGGTGAAAAAGAAAAAGTGATGATGTTGCGTCATCAGGGGGGAAGAGAAAACATAAAGTTACAGTAGTAATGGTGGAGACGTTGAACTTGCACGACGACGGCGAGGGCTACGTCACCCTCGAACAACCCAAACCGCAACAAACGTCCCCGGTAAAGTCCAACGCATCCACTTCGTTTCAAATGGACGAAAAAAATCTCGCACAACAACAACAAATGCCCATGGATTCCACGCCGCTTCAAGACATCATGGGTGACGAACAAAACCTCGCCAACGGTGGCGTCATGATGGAGGCGCCGGTCATGCAGCAGCAGCCGCGCATCCAAAACTTACAGGGCGTCCAGGCGCCGCCGCAAGCGCAGATGGGCATGGGACAGATGATGCCGCAACAGCAACCGGAGGTGAAACCGGAGTCCAAGAACCCGCTCAACCTCACCGACGACCAGATGGTCGCCCTCTTGGTCGCCGCGTGCACCGCCGTCGCCATCTCCAAGCCGGTCCAAGACAAGCTCGTCACGAGCGTGCCCAAGTTTCTCACCGAGAACGGCACCCGCTCGATGGTCGGTCTCGGCGCCACCGGTTTGGTCGCCGCCGCCCTCTTTTACTTCTCCAAGTCCTACGTCGTCAAGGCGTGAGTTCACTCATCGGAGATGTGCTGACCGCAAAACTTTGTGTTTGCCGGAATTTTTTCATACAATCCCAGATTGATACACATGTCTCTCAGTTCAATGTAGTTCGACCAAAATTCTTTGGAGTGAGAATACGTATCCACCGTGCAGTGCGCCAGCTCGTGTATGAGGACGTGGAAGATCTCGTTCGGGGTGCCGTCTAGGCACAGGGCGATGTCCTCGCCTTTGTTCGTGTTGTACCCCACCGTGTCCCCGCGCATCTTCGTGAACCCGGTGACCGGTTTCGCGCGCCAGATTTTTTTAAACTTGACGTGGTTCTCCTCACGGAGGTGCTTTCGCAAGATTGAGTATTTCTCCTTCACATGCACCAACTCCGGGGGTTCCACCGTGTTCTTCAGCACCCAAAAGTTGATCAACAGGAGCGCCACCAAGACGAGCATGCTTCTTTTTATAAACGAAGATAAATTTCGAGTACAACTCGGAGATGTGTCCCCTGAGAGGTTCCCACAAGAGTAGAGTGAAACCGATCTTCTCCAACTCCGTGACGAGGACGTCCTTGTAACAGATGGGCTCGGGACGGGGTCCGTCGGCGTAGAACGGCGTGTCGACCAGGTGTACCCAAAGTTTCTCACCAAAGCCACCGTTACCATGCTCTTTAGTGATAAAGAAATTCCCGTCGGGGTCTCTGAGGGGTGTCCGGAAGACGATGCTCTCCGAGTCCGGGATGATCCCGAAGAGGTGCCCACCGGGGGCGATCCTGCGCCTGATCTCACGGAGGGACTCGCGGAACAGGTCACGGGTCTCGAAGACGTAGTGGAGGGAGAAGTTGTAACACACCGCGTCCCACCGGCGCGCCGGACACGCCCGGATGTCCCCGACGTAGAAGCCGTTGACCCGGATCTTCATGTTTCGCGCCCGCGCGCGAGCCTCCTCGAGCGCTTCCGGGGACGGATCGCACATGCTCACGTTCGCCCCGACCCGGCGCCACTTTTGGAGGTCCCCACCGAACCCGGCGCCGACGTCCAAGACGCTCTGCCCCTCGTGGACCACGCGCTCGATCAGGGCGCGCTTGGCGTCGTTGTGGTTTTTCCGGATCTGGTCCATACTGAAATGACGTTTGAAATTTTTCACGCACTTAAAGTCACCCCACCATAGATAGATATACAGCCACGACCATGTCGCTCGAGCAAGATTACATCACCGTCCCGGGACAAAACTTTGTCTGCCTCTCCATCGTCGGACCCTCCTGTCCGCAGAAGACCGACAAGTTTGGCATCAAGATTCGAGGGTGCTTCGGTACCCGGGAGGAAGCCGCGAACCACGCGAAGAGACTCCAGAAGGAGGATGCCACCTTCGACATCTTCGTCGCGGACATGTACAAGTTTCTCTTGATTCCACCGGATCCGACGGAGATCGAGGACTCGCACTACGCCGAAGAAAAGTTGGAAGAGCTCATGACTGGTTACAGAGAGAACCAGCGCGCCGCCGCCAAGCTCTTCGAAGAACGCAAGCGGGACATGATGGAAAATAAGGAGAACGAATATTTCAAACCAGGTGATGAGAACTCTAAGTTTTACACCAAGCCCGACGAAGCTCCGTTGGAACACCCGGGCGAGATCCTCGAGAGATTGAAAAATGAACAACCGGAAAAGTCCATGGAAGAGCTCGTCAAGGAAGCCGATGCCATCGTTGCCCAACAAATCGAGGAGCGACGCAAGCAGCGCGAAGCCGAAGCCCAAGCCGAAGCCGAAGCCAAAGAAGCCGAAGCCGAAGAAGCCGAAGCCACCAAGTCTGAAGAATAAAAATGTAGAGTTTTAATAAGAATGACATTTTTCAGTATCATCCTCAACGTCATTACTATAGCCATCGTCGTCTATGCTTTGGTTTTCCAGGGCGACAAACTAGGTGCGAGCAAGAAAACCGAAACACGAGTGATCGCGACGGACGTGTACGTGGACAATGAGAAAGATCCCCGCGTGGTGAGTCGATCGTATTTCACGGAAAATAAGTACGGTGATATTGGCAAATTTGTAGGCTACTCAACTGTACCGGAGGATCATTGGCTGAATGGTCTGAGTTTTGCCCATGAAGAATCCTAAGATGAAACCGATGAACACCAATATGTAGGTCATCTTGTCGAGCGAGGCAAAGTCAAACTTGCCCCCGTCGTTCGGCACCGGGTAATGGTGCACGGGATGTGGCTGCTGGTACATCGTCTGCGGGGACTGGTCGTAGTAAACGTCGTCCAGATGCGACGAATCTTCTTCTCTGGGTACCGCGTGATCGAGGGGCTTCATCTCATCTGAGACTTTCGGGTCGAACGTGATAGGGTTGCCAATGTCGGTCTCCATGATTATTATTACAAACGCCATTTCTTTTTAAGTCTCTGTCTCGGAGTCGGAGTCGTCTTCGATATCGCTTTCATCGAATTCTTCATCGTCGTCACCCTCCTCCCCCTCCTCCTCGACGATGAAGTCTTGCAAATCTTCTCCATCGTCGTCGTCGTCCTCGTCCTCTGAACACGACATCTCGTCTTCCGTGTCCAAGTCGGAACCGGCAAAGTCACTGTCGTACTCGCTATCCGTGTAGTCGTCCTCGAATCGCCCTTCGATCACATCCGGGGTGTACACGGACGAAGGAGACTTGATAATTCTTCCGGAACGCGTCGTGACTGTAGCCATCTTTGCTTGCTTTACATTTTATTGGACTCTCTCGTTTAAGTATTTAGGGTGAAATTTTAGTCTTTTTTTGATCGCGTGCTCTAAGATGACCTCTTCCATTTTTTCACCAATTTGCCGGGCGATGTCTTCCACCTCCTCCTCGATGTTATAGTTGTTGTACAGGGACACGTTCCGGAGATGGTCGAGACTCGTGTACAAAACACCCGCGGCGACGCGAGGCGTGTCCAGGTAGAGGGGCACGTCGTTGAGGTACTTGAGGAAAGCCTTGAACTCCTCCGGGTTGGCACCGGAGTACGCGTGTGCGTCTTGTTTCAGTGACGCCATGCCATCTATGTCATCGAAAAAATCTTTTCGTTGGGAAGACAGGTAAAGCATGTATCCGGAAACAGCGAGGAACAAAAATGCACTACTCATCTTTACTTACTGTCTTGAAAAATAATTTTCAATCATTCACCCATGAGGTAGGAAAAACTACGATTCAGGGGTAAGTTAATTTTTTTTATTTTTTGCCAGATGTATGATATCATCTCTAGTGTCACCGTGGAAAAAATAATTTTCCTGATTGAGATGAAAGATTGATCCATGAAAAAAAAATATTTTTGTTCCAAACTTTATTGATCACACATTATATGTTTCCGGAAAGTGAAAAAAAAATTCGATCCATGATCCATGATCCATGATCCATGAAAAAAAATATTTTTGTTCCAAA